GTGACATAATCGCGATAGAATTATGCAGAACCTGAATTTTTCGATGAAGAATGAGCAAGAAGCTGGAAAGCTTGCGAAGCGACTATACTTTGATGCGAAGCGTAAAGGAGCAGGAGGGAAGAAAATTGATGCTAAAGACCCAGAAGTGAGTAAACAACTCTCTCAGGTTATAGCTCTTTCTAAGACCCTTGTTCCTACTGTTAGTGATCCTAAATCACTATCTGAGGCAGCCCAAGCTTTGAGCGAGGGTGTTGCCAACGTCGTTAGCGGAAAGGTTAGTATGGTGTCTGGTAACAGTGAAGTCCCACGAACCGGGCCTGGTAGTGCAGAAAGATGTGCACAAGCTAGAGTAGAACTTAAAGCGCATATTGATAAATGTGCGGCTAAGGTGCCTACGAAAAGTCCTGTGAAAAGGCCTAGAGATGTTAAAGAACATTCTGGAGTGAAACAGTTGGTTACTGTTGCCACGTTAAATCCCGTGACAGGGTCAGTGGTTAATCCACTGGTGTCTTCGGACACAACGGCGGCCGCCAGGCCGTCGGGGGTTTCAACACGTCAACAATCGTTAGTTGATTGGACGCGGTTTGCGAGAGCAGAACCGTTGCAAATCGACGAAGAACGTTTGCCTGATAAAACAACACCCTTAAAGAACATGTGTATGGAGCTTGATGTGAAATTTGAGGTAAGCCACACAAGATCATGTACTGCTAGTGTTAGACACAACGTAGATGGACAGGTGATTCGACCTGCAGCAAGAAGAAGAATGATGGCGGAGTTATATGCTATCACTCAAGGAGTCATGCTGCGTAAAGGTTTGGATGGTCAGGTTCAACGATGGGTCGATGCCTACGGTGCACTCCGTAATAAAGAATTTGTACATAAGATCAATAGTAAGTGTGATCGTAGCGAGGTTAAGCTGCAGATTCACCGCGACACGATTGTTCCAAAAGATGTCCTACGAAATGCTTTGTATATCAGAGAAACCTGTGAAGAACCAGGACCTGATACGTATAACAAGGTATGGGAAACAGACTCGTCCATATCAAAATATTTATCCGATAAGTACTTTGATGCAGTCTTGTATGAGGATGTCCAGCAATCGGGTTGCACGGATCGTACATCAGTCTTTAACACTGTATCTAGAGGTGTGTGTGTTGGTTTGGTTTTCCATTTACAGGTTGGTCAATTGGGAAAGCAAGGTGCTCAGGGAGTTTGGTTTAAAGAAGAAGGCAAGACTATAGCGTTAGCTCATGACGGAGACAATCCGTATACTGACGATGTAGATATGCTTTGGTTAACCGAAGGTTCCTATGCGTTACATAATGGTACGCATATTAGTTGGTTTATTGAGAAGATATATGGAAATGTGTTCTATGCTATCGTATTCCCGGCTTCAAAACAAATTGCAAACTTGGAAAGTATGCAACCGCCAGGATGCGTTGAATTAGCGCGCATTAACTTCTCTACCTCTATTGAGTGGTCTGTGTTAAGTATGTTTAAATATTCGGATTGGAGAACTGTGGAAGTTCACTCTGAAATAGCTAATGCTGTCGGGCGTAGCGTTCTAAATAGAACGTTGCAAGGAATGACAGATAAGGCCGTACTTGATAAAGTTGCTGTGGAATTGTCACAATCAGGATTGGGATTGTTAGCTAAGTATCGTCCAAAAAGATACAATGATTTGGTTACTCATACTGCTATAGCAGCACGTAATATAGCTATGCACATGCAAGTAGTCTACTACACAGGAGCGAGAGCCCGTGCTGTAGAAGGTGCTCAAGTAATAGATGACGCTCTGAATGTGAATTCAGTTGCCAGTCGCTTGATGCCATCCTGCGTTAATTGGTGTTTTCAATGGATGCCTACCGAGATGGGATGCCCTGTGCATCTTCAGCCTTTGGAGGGTTATCTCATAATGCCGTTCGCCGGATCTTGCTGTGCTTTAAGTTGTTTACCGCTATGTTGTCAAGCAGCAGCCAATTCTAGCTTTCAATTGTGTCCTACTTGGTTTTCTGGTTACACTCTACTAGGTGGTAGTGTGCGAGGAGTTCCAGACGAGTATCATGAGGGGATTTTGTCTAACGTTGGGCCAATGTTAGATTATATATCCAATCTAAATGCTTGTGTGGACTATGGTATAATCAGAAATTCGAGGCGTGAATATCAACAAACCAAGGTGGTAAGCGAGTTGAGGGCTGGTTTAGAAGCTAAGGATATTATGTATAAGAAAGGCAGCTTAATGAAAGTTTGGGAGGGTGAAAAATTCACCCAATTGAAGGAGGATAAGTCTCCAGTGACCTACAGCGTGGGTCCATCTCCTCTACCCTTTCATTTTAATGCCAAGTCCGCTGGTGGGATGATGGGTATCGTGGCGAGTATTATCAAACCAATTAAGAATGATAAACTCTATTCTGATATCTGTGAACCTATCACGTCGGAATGGCAAGCAGAAGGCTGGAAGAAATTTGCATTAATTCCTATAGTTGATGACCAGTTTTATGTCGGGAGTATACCGGTAAGTGGATGCACTAAGCACGAACGTATTGTTTGGGCTAACACAGTTGAAGGTAGCAAGAAGGCTTTGTATCTCAGATGTATTGAGGAAAACGAAAAGTCAGACCGTAAACTAATTCCATTTGATAGAGTAGACCTGATGTCTAAAACTAATGATGCTTTGTTGAAACCTAAGGAGAGAGTCATATGTGCGTTTGATCCGCATGTTACTGTTGCATTAGCACCTGAGATCAAAATCGCTACGCAGAACTTAAAGACGATTTGGTTCGCCAACCAGAAATTTTCATACTGGGATGGTTTAGAATTCAAGTCATATTATGGTCCTGGCAAAAGCGCAGAGGAATTGGGTGTGATAGCTGATTACATGACTACTATTAAAGACGGCCAGTATGTAGGTATATATGCTGGAGACGATCAAGTTGGTGCTATAAAGATTTGTGGGCACTGGTTTGGAGTCGAGGGTGATGCGTCCGACTGGGACAATTCGCAGTCTTTTTATGAGAATCATGGTCCTATCAGTTATGAGTTAGAAGATTTAGTGAAACTAGGTTTTCCTAAAGAATTTGTCAAGGATATAAAAGCAGGAAATGCGGGAAAATTACACGCAATTAATCCTGATGATACAGCTGAGCGTATCATTATAAACTTGGAATCTAACCCACGTAGACAGTCGGGCGAGAGTGGTACTTCTCTGTTGAACACTTTGGGTTCAGCGAGATTGTACGTAGGCTTGCTAAGTATGGCTCGTACGGAAATGATCAGAATTTTCGATGAAACTTCCAGCTGGGATGATATGGCTGTCTGGTTGAAGAAATTCATGGCGCGTGAAGCACAGCGTCTTGGTCATGCTTTAAAGTTGAGAGTTGAAAGAAATATCGGCAATTTGACATTCCTCAAAGGCTTCTTCGTGCCTTGTGTCGTCGGTAATAGAAACACTCTTTGCTGGTTTCCGTCTCCAGAAATAATGTGCAAGGTTGGCATAACCGAGACCTGTGCTCCATCCTTAATGCAATACTGCAAGGTGATCCCTAAGAAAAATAGTAACAGCACCTTACTAAAATGGCAACAGTTCGCAGCTGATGTCGTTTATGGTAATAAGCAGTATAAGGAGCAGCCATTAATAGGCGCCTTGTTGGAATCTATAAGACCTCAAGTAAATCTCGATGATGAGACTCGAGAACTTGTGCGTGTCAAGAAGTACCATCAAGTGGATAAAGCAGTGTTGACCTCGGAGCATGACTGGAGTTATATGCTCGAGCGTCTGGATATAGACCAATCTGAATGGGATGATTTCATCACCAAAGTGCGTAAGATGTCTTGGAAACCAGGCCAGTTTCTAATTCATCCCGTATGGGTGAAGTTATCCACTGTGTACCAATAGAGTACAAGCA